CTTCACGATTGGACAAATTCATATTGTCAACAATTGATTTAACTAATTCAGGGTACATAGGGGTGTCTGGAGACATGGTCTGTAGTAACTGTACGAGCTGTGTAACCTCATACTCACGAGCAATAATACCTAAAGAGCTTGACACATCAAACTTGTAGTCAGCAACTGGGTACATCTCTGGTTCAAACTGCATATAGCGATGAGCAGCCTTGGTTACCAGAGGAATAATAAACGACTCTTGGAAGTTAATCAAGGTACGCTTGTGACGCTTAATGATAGCGCCTAGGCTCATGGAGATGCCCGCAGCTGTGCTTTCTCCGTTGATACTACCTGCGATACCAGCTGAGTCAATAGCACCTGTAGCGGTCTGTACCATCTGCTGTAGGGCAGCGGCTTGTGCAAAGGTAATCTGGCTGACCTGACCAAAGTTAAATGGCTGTAGGACTTCCGAAGGGTTACCGTTAGTTAGAATTACTTTACCCGGACGTACTTCAGGTTTAGCACCGCGAGGCATACGGGAAGCATCCATGGCAAGCATAGGGTGTACAGTAAGAGCAAGAGCATCGATTCTAGCGCGTAGTTCTGCGTCTAACGCCTTCTGACTGTTATACCCTTTCTCACATACTCCTCGACCCCAGAAACGGCTAGGAACGACATCCCAAGGGAATGCGATAACAGGACGGTCACCCATCATGTAGGGGTTCTTCTCAGCCTTCAGGAGAGTACCACCATCAGCAATAACAACGATAGCCTCAACGTAGTAGCTATCTTCCGCTTCTTCGTCCTCGGACAGCGTTACAGCTTCTTCCTCGGCATCTGGGTCTGACATAGCTTCGTCCAGCAAGTAGCGAGGCACAAGGCCGTAGTACTTAGTAAGACGTACTTTGTCGTCATCATAGGTAGTAGTTAGTTCATGGTCAGGCTCAATGTCAAAGTCAGGAGCTGCTGTACCTACGTCTGCTTGACGATAGACACCATCTTCCTGTAACTGCTCCACAACGTGACGTGATACGAACTCATCAATAGCAACACCCAAGGCATTCTCTATAGTAGTGGCTACGGGGTCGATAAGGAAGTTCTGAGGCATTACAGGGTTAAGCTTAACGCACGTACGGTCTGTAATATTGACACCAACAGCAGTCAATTCACCGCCCATGACAGGCTGTGTGGCTGGTTTCATTTCCTTTTCGGTAGTGAGTTCAATCTCAGCAATACCTGTGCCGAATACGGCTGCATTGATAAGACACTCTGCTACATTCTTACGGATTTTGTTACGTTTAAAGTCTGATTCAAGGCCAGTACGTAGGACTTGTATGTCCATCTTCTCCGTGTCGCCTGCATCGTCCGTAATATCGAACCATTTACCACGACCGAAGGTAGCTTCCTCCAGTTCCGCTACGGAAGACTCCACAGCCTGTTGTAAGGCAGGGGAAATAATCTTGGAACGCTCTGATTGTCGTGTTTTGTCTTCAGCAGACCACTGACCACGCCACAAACGGTAGTATTCATCAAACTTTTGGGAATAGTTAGCCTCGAAATGGTCACGCCAGTCGGTGCATTTTGATTCTACCCAGTCTTCTAAGCGTTCTAAGTGAAACTTTTCTTTGTCTAACATAGTTTAATATCCTGAATAGTAGTCAGTAAATTCATATTCGTCTTCCTCAAAGTCAACAGCATAGGCTATCTGTGCTAACTGGTCTATATAAGCCAATGAGTCAATTAAATCGTCATGTACTAACTTGTTGGGGAACTGAAATAGCTCATCTAGGAACTCAGTATTCCACTCCCCTTTGTTAAGTACAAGGTTACCGTGTTCAAATCTACCCTGCAACGCCCATACGATACGGTCTACCTTACGTTTGTTGCCGTGGGTTAGCTCTTCTACGCGGAAGAACCTTTGGTTTTTCTTCATTAAGTCGTTTAGGTAGGGATAGACAGCATTCTTCAATGCTCCCTTCTCAATCCCTACGGCTGCTGGTTGATAGTCTCGGACTGCCTCAAAGATTTTTCTGGCGGTCTTTTCGACGCCCCAGCGCCCATGTATGATATTAGCAACCCACCAGCCTTCAGTGTTCGCTTTAACCACAGCAATTGACGTTTGGTCAAGTCGTTTGGTTTTAGTTGTTGCTTTTTCAACATCCGCAAATCCTGCCAAGTCAACTGCAATATAAAACTGTCCGTCCTCCGGTTCTTCCTCGGAGAACTTAACGTGTTCCTCCTTAAAGAGTTCACCACCCGCTGCCTCAAAGGACGCCATGAACTCCTGTCGGAAGGAGAAGGCTGACATCGACTTCTTAGCTGCTTCAATCTCTACGCTGTCCAGCAGGGGGTTATCGTAGCTTGTAAAGTGATAACCCTGCCAGTCCTCATCGTTGGAGATACTAGCGTACTGGTGCAGGTCATAGAAGTGGTTACGACCCATAGGCGTGCCAATAAACAAGGCTTCACCCTTTAAATCCGCCAAGGCAGGCCTTAGGATTTGTTCCCAGACCTCCGGCTTCATGTCGGCATACTCATCCATTACGAGGTAGTAGAGGCTGACACCACGCATAGTCTCTGGCCTATCAGCACCCTTTAGGGCGATGGTAATACCGTTGACTAGCTTTATCTGTAGGTTGTTTACATGGCTGGAACTAATAACTGGATGACCAACCTCCAACAAAGCCTCCCACATAATGTCTCTAGCCTGCCCCTGTGTAGGGGCAACATAGAATATCTGACCACGTTTTGCTTCCAACCCTTTAACGATTAGCTTCCAAGCAGCGTAGCGAGACTTACCTGTACGACGACCCGCAGCGACAACCTGAAAGCGCTTATTGTCCGCCCACACCTGCTGTTGCCACGGTAGTAGGGATATATTAAGGTCAGTCATTTAGTATGTCCAAACTACGGGTGTAACGTTAGAATCACCACTAGCCCTGTCGTCCACATGGATAAATGTACCAGCCACTCCAATGCCAGCAAACCCAAGGGCGATTGCCTGTTCAATAATCTTGTACTTTTCTTTTCCGCTAATAGCTCTGATGTCCGCTGCAATACCTTGGGCATGAGTTCCTGCTTTCTCCTTATGTCTTTCATTACTGTGATTAGGGCTACGGAAGCCACTAGTAATTACAAAGGGAAAACCACAGGCTTCACGCAGAGCATCCAAACGCTCTAGGAACTCTGGACACATTTCATTTTGATTTGTTTCTTGACAGTTGAACTCACTCAAGGCAAAGTACTTAGGGTTATACATCGGTGTACTCTCCGTCAATAATATCTTGCTCTTGGTCTGTGTTCTCGGAGATGACAGTAGTCTCTCCGCCCACTCCGGTAATCGAGATGTTGATTCCACCTTTACTTCCTCCTGCCTTGTCCTTATCAAAGTAACTAGCAGGGAGGACTCTATCTATGACTAGCTTCCAAGCCGCTGCCTGATTCTTATGGTCATCGTTAAGAGCTGCATCAAAGATAGACTCCAACACTCTGGCTGACTTAGGGGACGTTAGCATCCTAGTCTTATATTCGTTGATGATAGCTGCATCACCTTTGGGACGACCACGGGTTCCTACTGTGACACGCTTACGGATGACCATCTCTGACTTAGGTGGCCTCCCTCTGCGCTTAGGTTTATCCTTGACATCGTCGTTTTTTACATCTGACAAAAAACTACTCCTTAGTATACTTAAGTATTCTTTGATGTTCCTTAGTAAATACTCCTTCTACAAACATTAAGCTTTTACTTTAGTATACTTAAGTATACCTTAGTATGTTTCCTTAGTAGTTGCTGTAGGAGCTTTTCTT